TGAAGAAAGCTACACCTTCATGGAACTGGTCAAGGATGTGAACATCTACACCCTGCCACAGGAAGTGATTCAAGTGCGCCAGATCTTTCGCAGAACATTTGGTGACAGCCAAGGCCCCTTTGCCAGCAATTTTGACCCGTTTAGCCAGGCCAGCTTGAATGTGTATCTCATGAATTTCAATGTGGCCGGGGGCTTGGCCACATATGACTTTTACAGCCAGTATGTGGAACTGGCAGGCCGCATGTTTGGTGCCTACATCAACTACACTTGGAATCCAGTGACCAAAAAACTGCAGATTGTGCGTGATCCCAAGGGCACCGGGGAAAATGTTCTACTATGGACCTACAACCTCAAACCCGAGTTCAACCTCTTGCAGGACTTTCAAATCAGCCAGTGGATTCGTGACTACATGGTGGCTTCGTGCAAAATGATGATTGGCGAAGCTCGTGAAAAGTTCGGTACCATTGCTGGCCCCCAGGGCGGCGGCACTTTAAATGGCACTGCAATGAAAAGCGAAGCACAAACTCAAATTGATGCCTTGATGTTGCAGTTGGTCAACTACATGGACGGCAGTCAGCCACTTTCTTTCGTTATTGGCTGATGTCTTGTACACTGTTAGTGGGATGTAGTTTCTTGTCTTACTTGAACCAGGAGAATGTTCATCTCATTAATTCCGACAAATACACAATCCTGGCTTCTCTAGGGGCTGGTAATCAAGCCATAGCAGCACAGACCATATACGAAGTTTGTAGAACACAATATGATCAAGTTGTAGTAATATGGTCTGGTATCAATCGTGTGGATATTCCTATCAGCGCACATCTGAGCTGTCATTACCGAGCACACAGCAAAGGACATTTGTATCAGTGGCAAATTGGCAACATGTCATGGTTCCACTCGGGGGGAATGTTAGGTGACACTAAACAAACTCCAAACGCAATTAAAAACTTTCTTCAAATTCAATACATGTCCGAAGCTGATCAAAATCAATACCTCACTGAGTTGTCTTTGTTGAGTATTGTGTCAACGCAGGCTGTGTTGAATCAGCGTAAAATACCCTATCAAATGGGGTTTATATATGATGTCAAATCCACTGAATACGATCGGTTTGAGAACTGTCACGGAACCATAGATCAGCAAACTCCCTTGTACCAATCAGTGGATTGGACAAAATTCACAGATTATACATCGCCCTATGTCTGGGCTCGTGATCATAACCGTCTCAAAGAAGACGGTTATCATCCCACTAATGATGCTATGATTGACTGGTTTCGTTTGGCCATGAACATTGACTTGTGTGACTAAATCTGCTACAATGTAGCATGGACTTAATGATAGACATAGAAGGTTTGGGCACTGGTCCGGATACCACAATCTTGACCATTGCTGCTCAAAGTTTTGATCCCCTGGGCACTGGTTGGTATGATCGGCATTACTATGCTCGTGTTACCTTGGAAAGTCAGCCCGATCGTAGCATTCAACAAGGCACCATAGACTGGTGGGCCACGCAACCCACAGCCGCTCGCGAAGAAGCATTTGGTGAAACTGATCGAATTCCCCTGGACCAAGCTCTGGATCAACTGCACCAAATTGCCTGGCAAAGCAACAGAATTTGGATGAACGGTCCCACATACGATGCCAACATCCTGGAACATGCCTACAAAAGTTACAGCAAACCTTTGCCCTGGCAGTTCTACAAAATCCGTGATGCTAGAACAGTGTTCAGTCTGTGGCCCGACTTGCCGAGACCTCCCACCAGTCACCATGCCTTGGAAGACTGCCGTAGACAGATTGAATTGCTACAAAAAACACTTGAGCATTTAAACATAAAGGAACTGAAATGATCATTGGTCTAGTGGGCTTGATCGGCGCTGGCAAAGACACTGCTGCTGACTATTTGGTAAACCTACACGAATTTCGCCGTGAAAGTTTTGCTGCCACTCTCAAAGACGCTGTGGCTGCTGTGTTTGGCTGGGACAGAGTCATGCTGGAAGGGCGTACCAAACAGGCACGTGAGTGGCGTGAACAACCTGATGTCTGGTGGAGTCAACGGCTTGGCATGCCTGATCTAACCCCACGTTGGGTGTTGCAGCACTGGGGAACTGAAGTGTGCCGCCGAGCGTTTCATGACGATGTCTGGATAGCCAGCTTGGAAAACCGACTGCGCCAGAGCCGAGACAACATAGTGATCTCGGACTGCAGATTTCCCAATGAAATTGCTGCCATCAAACGAGCCGGCGGCCGGGTGGTGCGTATTGTGCGTGGTGCTGAACCCGAGTGGTATGAACTGGCACAGGCTTCAAATGCAGGTCCCAGCCATGTAGACTGGTGTCGCAGCCGGGATCGACTCATGCAGTATGGCATACATGCCAGTGAAACTGCCTGGATTGGCACTGACTTTGATGCTGTGCTGGACAACAACGGTACTCTGGATCAGCTGTACCAACAGGTACAAGACTTGATCGCTACCTAGGCGTCTGCTGACAAATCTCCTGGGCGCCAAGGCAGGTCACTCTTGACGATATCCACGGTGCAGTTCAAGCACACCGTTCGCAAGTTGCGATGATCACTGTTGTGCAAGTTGCCATCTATGTGGTACACTATCAACTGAGCTGCCCACAATGACTTGAACCCACAACGGTCACACACAGTTTTTTTCTTGTAACCAGCCTGTTGCCAACGTGCCACAGGTGCTGGCAGTCGTTTGTTTTTTCTTATGCAACGGTCACACAAGCGTCGATACTGTGTTTTTTCGTCGCGATGATATGCTATTGCCCTGGGTCTTTGGTTGCAAACTGCGCAGAGTGGCCTGGTCATACGGTTATTTAGCATGTGTTTACGAGAAAACCTACTGGGTAGGGCACGGATAAAACCATTTTTTTCAGTTGATAGCTAAATATTAACATGAAGTTCTTAGGAGAATCACAATGGCATTAGCTAGTCCCGGCGTAGAAGTTACTATAGTTGACGAGAGTCAATACATTCCTGCTGCAACCAATTCAGTACCTTATATTTTGTTGGCCACTGCACAAAACAAAGCCAGCGCAGCTGGCACTGGCGTAGCACCTGGCACCTTGGCTGTCAACGCCAATCGTGTGTATTTGATGACCAGCCAGCGAGATCTGGCTGCCACATTTGGCAATCCTTTCTTTTACAAGACCACAGCTGGTACACCTATCAATGGGTACGAGCTCAACGAGTATGGCTTGTTGGCTGCTTACAGTGCTTTGGGCGTTAGCAATCGCGTGTATGTTCAGCGTGTGGACATTGATCTAACCGAACTCACAGCCAGCTTGAGTCGCCCCATGGGCAATCCTGCTGCCAACACCTACTGGTTGGATACTGCAACCACTGCTTGGGGCATGTTTGAGTGGAATCAAACTACTGGTCAATTCACTAACAAAACACCTTTGGCAATTGAACTGGCTTCCCAACTGGAAACTGGTACAACTGTGCCACTGCAAAGTCTGGGCAACATTGGCAATTATGCTGTGGTCACAGTGACCGATGTTACTATATATAACCCTACGTACTACAAGCGTGGTGGTCCTACTCCTGTTCAAACTAGTTCTACTGCTTTGTCTGATCTCTACAACACCTGGGTCCTGGTTGGCAGTGACGACTGGAAAACTGCATGGCCCTCAGTGTCAGGTACCTTGGCTCCCAGCTCTCTTACTGAAGGTAATAGTATCACCATCAATGGTGCTACTGTCACTGTGCCTCTTGCACCCAACAACACAGTGGCTGGCTTGAGCGATGCCATTAACACTTCCGCTATCACTGGTGTGTACTCTGGCTACATTGGCGGTAAACTTTATATCTATTCCACAGTCACAGTTGACATCAACAATGCATCAGGAACACCACTTGCTGTATTAGGTATCTCTGCCGGAACATATAGCCCAACTACTTATTTGTCAGCTGCCAGCTATCAAGCTCCTCGTTGGAGATCAACTGATACAACACCTGCTCCTACTGGTTCTGTATGGCAAAAAACAAACAATGTGAATCTTGGCATGAACATTGTGATCAAGAAATGGAATGCAGCTTTGGGTACGTTTGTTCAGCAAGCATGCCCTATATATCTTAATGAGCATGTGGCATTATATTCCATGGATCCCACTGGTGGTGGCCAAAATATTCCAGCTGGTTCTCTCTACGCCTATCAAGACGTTTACAACAAC